ATTGCGTACCTTGCAACCATGTTAGTGCAACTTCAAAAGGCTTACAAGGCCGATGGCTTCAATTGGCCAGCTGGCAAGACGGTGGATGTATCCAACAAGTTTGCAGCCAAACTAAAGGCGGGCGGATACTTGGACGCACCCAAACCCAAAGCGGCAACGAAAACCACGAAGAAGCCCACCGAATCCGAACCATCTAACCAAGAATAATCATGGCACAGTCCACCGGCATTATTAATGCATCATCTATCCGGGTATTCCTCGGAACCACCGACGATAGCGAAGTCGTTGTTGATCACGTAACCGAATGCAGCATCAGCATGAGCACCGATATGCGCGACATTACCACTAAGACAAGTGGAGGATGGCGCGAAATCTTGCCAGGCATGAAATCTGCATCATTGTCCTTAAGCGGGTTGTTTGCTGAGGATGCAACAACCAACTACAACCAGTTGGTGGATCATCAAATCGCTGGCAATAAGTTGTACGTGGTATTCACAAACACGGGTGCTGGATCATCTGCTAACCAAGGCGATGAGCAATTTGATGTTGCAGGATACATTACATCTTTAGAGCAGACAGCAGGCACCGAGGATAATGTAACGTTCTCAATGACCCTTGAAATTACCGGCACAGTTGTACGCGAGGTAATCGTGTAATAACTTTGCTGCATGGTAAATATTCAAGTTGACGGTGTAACGTACCCGCTCCGTGCCAGCATGAAGGCGTGGCGGGATTTTGAAACGAACACAGGCACACGCATGGCAGATATTGGCGAAGCTGATATTACCAAGGTGCCGGAGCTGCTGTATTACTGTGCTGCTGCGGGAGCACGTAAGGAAGGCAAGGCGTTTGATGTTACCCTCGACGATTGGATGGATGCCATTACCACGGACGATATTATGGACATGCAAGAAGCTATCGGCACCTTGCTGGGCGTAAAAAAAAAGTGACGAGAGCAGAGAGGAGGAAGGCGAGCCGTTAACGTGGGAACAAGTTGAAGCAAAAGGCCTGGGCGTATTACGTCTGGGCCTTTCTGCGTTGTATGATTTGACATTCGAGGAGTTCGGCAATGCCATGCGCGGATTTTACGAGCTGGAGGAGCAGAGGCAGCAACAGGAATGGGAGCGCACCCGGTGGTTAGCTATGGTTACAATCCAGCCACATGTAAAACGTGGATCCGTGAAAAAGCCGTCAGATATTGCCACGTTCCCGTGGGAAGAAGAAAAGAAATCCACCACTGATGGATTAAGTATCTTGCGGCAAATGGCCAACCCATGAAATTAGCGGATTTAGTAGTAGGTATTGGAGCCAATACAAAGAGCCTGGATGATGGTTTAGGTAAGGCGCGCAGAAAACTAAAGGCATTTGGCAGGAACACCAAACAGCTCGGAAAGGATTTGAGCATGGGCGTTTCAGCTCCGCTTTTGGCGTTGGGTGCCGCTGCTGTTAAATCAGCTGCGGACCTTGAAACAATGGAAACCAGCTTCATCAGCTTGACGGGTGGAGCAAAGCAGGCCGCAGATATGATGCGGAACCTGAACGAGTTTACAGCTAAGACACCATTTCAAATTGAGGAAGTAGCCAAATCAGCACGTCAACTGATTGCATCGGGATCTGGCTTAAATGAAGTAAACGAACAGCTCCAATTTCTTGGAGACATTGCGGCAACCAGTGGCCAACCGATTGATGAGATAGCAGCTATTTTTGCAAAGGTCAATGCCAAAGGCAAAGTAGAGCTGGAAAACCTCAACCAGTTAGCCGAGCGAGGAATACCAATTTTTACTGCATTATCAGAAGCCACAGGATTACCAGCGGACAAATTAGGAGCTGGAGCCGTTAGCGTGGATCAGTTTAATGAAGTCCTCAAATCCTTTGCTGCTGAAGGCGGGTTTGCTGCTGGAGCTATGGAACGTTTAAGCGAAACCGCAGCAGGCAAGTTTAGCACGGCATTGGACAATCTAAAATTGGCGGGTGCTGAATTAGCTGAAAGTTTAATGCCAGTGCTTAAAGATGTATTGGATCGGTTTACAGCATTGATGCAGCGCATAACAGCTCTTTCACCAGAAACAAAGCAACTAATTTTGGTTGTGGGTGGTGTGGTTGCTGCTATTGGTCCGCTGCTGGTAATTTTACCATCATTGGCAGCGGGCATAAAGGTGGCACGCACGGCAATGCTGGCATTTAATATGGCCATGTTAGCCAATCCATTGGTATTAGCAGCAGCAGCCATTACAGCCATTGGCGTGGCCATGTATGGCCTTTATTCTGCATCTAACGATGCCGAGGATGAGGTAAATAATTTGCGTGACGAACTCAAAGGCTTGGATAACGACGAGGCCACGCGACGAGTTACCGAGCGCATCCGAGAACAGGAAGAAGCAGTAAAAAAACAACGTGCAGCCGTTCAAGCATTGCGAGCAGCAGCCAACATGGGCGATGCTACCGAGCGCAGAATCCACAGCCAAACATTAGCACGGCAACAAGAAGTATTAGACAACGAGGAAAAGAAACTTGAAGGATTCAAGCGGGAGGCATTTATCTTGGAAGGCCAGGGCCAGTATCAAGAATACGCAGCCAACAAAACCCGGGAAAAGGCGGATGCTGAAGGCCAGTTTGCTAATAACGCAGAACGATCATTAGAAGCAGCTAAGAAGCAAGCTGAACAATTCGAGTGGATTGAAGATTTTAAAAACCTTATGCGTGAGGATATTTTCACGCAGGGTGCATCACCATTGGAAGGCATTGCAGATGATTTGGAAGGCATTGTAGATATTCCAAATATGATGGATGATTTTGAGGACGATTTCATTGTAGATGAAGTAGCCTTTGAAAAATTCCAAAAAGCAGAAAACCGAGCCAAAGCGTTCCAATCGGTTATGGGTGGCGTGCTTACCAGCTTGGCAGATGGCGCAGCACAGTTTGGAAATCAGATGGGCCACGCCTTTGGAGCTATGGCACAGGGTGCGGAAGATGGCAAGGATAGAATGAAAGAAGCCACAAAAGGAATTATTAACCAATCGCTGGCAGCTGCGCAGGCATCTATTATTGAGGCCATGATTAACAGCGGCAAGTTTACCGGACCAGCTGCACCCATCGTTATTCCTGCGCTGGTGGCCACGGGTATTGGTTTGGTGCAATCACTATTTAGTGGCATTCCAGCTTTTGCGGACGGTGGTATCGTGAGCGGGCCTACTTTGGGTCTCATGGGCGAGTATCCAGGTGCACGAAGCAACCCGGAGGTAATAGCACCTTTGGACAAATTGCAAGGCATGTTGCAAGCATCACCCGTGGTAGTAACCGGACGGATTAGCGGAAACGATATTCGCCTAAGCAATGACCGCAGCAACCGAAATGCTAAAAGATTCCTGCGCTAATGGCACTAAAGCACACATGCGAGTTTGAGGACATCAACGGAGATGGTTGGTTCATCCAGATCTATGACGAGGATTACGGCGGAGCCACCACGTTTGAGTTTAGCGTGGGTTCCGTTGGGTTTGAATTGACGTGGGAAGGTGACATAAACAACCGGACGGAGCCGATCATACCCAGCCGGGTTACCATTCCATTTATGGTGCAGAATGGCAACGATGAATCACTCATTGACAATTTGGCCACGGGTTACGAGGGCCGTTATTTCATCGAGATTTATTACCGCGATCCAAGCACGCCAGTAATTGGAGCAGCGCATCTTTTTTGGCGTGGTATCCTGCTGCCAGATTTGACGGAGTTTGAGGATGCATATTACCCGCAGGAAGTAAGCCTAACAGCCGTGGACGATTTGGCCAACCTGCAAAACGTGCCTTATTCATTCAGCCCAGAGGCCACAGGTTACGGCAAAATAAAAGGCCACATCGCCAATGCGCTAAACTTGCTTAGGCCGTGGACCATTACAGCCGATGCGCATCGTTACACATTCGCGGATTATTTGCGGGTCAAATACGATGCGACCAACTACACGTCACCATTCATAAACGGTGAACTCAATTTCAACCGATTCAAGGACAGCACGACCAACCCAGCCACGTTTGCCAGCGCATACGATGTACTTAGCAACGTATTAAGCGCGATGGGTGCACGGCTGTACTGGCACGCAGGTATTGCCGACGATTCCGGATTTGTCGTGGACAGTGTGCCCGCACACCAATATGATGAGGATTTGTTGACGGGTTACACGGTGAATAGTTCCGGCACAGCAGTAAGCACCACCGTAACCCGCGATGTGCTGACGTTACCATCTACCAATTACAAAAAAGCAGCAGGTTGGATGCGTGGATACCTTAACCCATTGCAACGGGTGGAGCGCACGTTCGGTTATGGTGGAGC